GATGTATCCTCCATCAACATATTCACCGCTGACAAATCGTTGTAGACTAAATTGTCTCATTGCTTCTCTACTGTATATTGGTTGCAATGTTATAGACATTGTACTCTTAACTGGAACCCATGATGTTCCGGCAGCACCAAATGGACCACCGTTTGGCAGCGGTACTCCTGTAAGCAATGATCCTACTCCAGCAATAGCACCGCCAATTGCTCCAGCTCTGCCTAGATTATTAGCCAGTTTATTATTTCCTAATGCGCCAGCTAATCCTGCTAGCTGACCAACTGTGCCTGAAATTCCAGCAATCGTTGATAAAACACCGCCACCGGCAGCAGGGCCTACTGTGGCTACTGCTGCGGAAGTATTGATATAATTTACATCGGCAGGTAATTCGACAGAAAAACTTTTTATAACAACTGGTACATTTTTAAAAACATAATCTCCATAACCATTTAGTTTTAAAATGGGAGGAGGGTTGCCCTGCAATGAACCATCACCTGTGAACATTTTAGTACAACTTCGTAACATATGAACAGCAGCCAGCCAATAAGCACCTTGTGCGCTGTCTTCAACATTGAAAGGAGCATTAATTGTAATTTGATCTGCTCTACTATTTTGATAGAAAAGAAAACTGTAGTTTTGATGCGTCATTGGCACATCTTCGTAGTTTGCAGAGCTTGATATACTGATAGTAGGAGTATATGGAAAAATTAATCCATTGGCTTCAACTAAAGGTTTTAAAATTCCGCTGCTTTTAAAAACTGCTGGAACGCTTAATCTTACACGCCAATCACCATCTTTAGCTTCATCTCCACCAAACATCACACTGGCGTTTGATGTAACTTGGCCGCCGCCGTCGGCTCCTTTTTTGGCTCCCATAGCTCGTAATGCGGAGATCAGTCCTGCCGGGTTAGATAAATTATTAAGAGCGCCGGCCAAAGCAGAAGCAGTATTAAGGCCGCCTTGCAACGCACCTAATGCACCGTTAGCAGTACTTAATGCCGAGCCAGCTGCCTTTGTTACCGTACTCCGTATGTCTGGGATCATTTTTTTCTCCTTTGGTGTATTATTTAGTTGACAAAATTAAGTGCATAGTTTATAATATTATGAAATTAGGACTAATATGAAAGTTAACTATCTCAATAATAAAGATTTACTAGACGAAATACACAAAAGCAAAAACACATACTGTTCGTTTTCTAAACCAGAATATCACCAATACGATATCATTTTACCTAGTTTAGAAAAAATCAATATACGCACTATTGCAGAAGCCAAACGTGCTCGTGCCAAACGACTAGGTCAACTTGAGTTTGAATCAAGGAAGGCAGCGGGAGAAAAAATTAAACAAGCAGACTGTGAAGTAGACTATAAAAAGATTGCCAAACTAGACATAGTGTTTAGAATTATGACATTTGATCATATTCCGTTGAACAGTACTCGCAAAAAGAATCCAAAGACCACAGCCGATCACAGAGACAAAGTTAATTTTCCACCATTTCAACATTGGAAATTTGACGAAAACGATATTCTAGTATGCGTGGGAAAAAGTCACTGGAAAGGCGATTTAGAAAAAGGAAAATTTAATAAAGATCATGGACAAGTTACCAATACTTTGGCTCGTATGTATATCAAACTCTGTGAACGTTATGCTACCCGCGGTAACGTTCGTGGCTACACTTACAATGGAAGGTGATTATGCTAACGCGGTTCGTCGAAATGAAATGTCTGATGATTGACAGATACAAAAATCTGCGTTATACTTTCAGACAGGAGAAATAAATTTGAGTAATCTTTTTAAAAAAGCAGCCTGCTTCACCGACATACACTTTGGCTTAAAATCAAATAGTAGTGTACACAATCAAGATTGTGAAGATTTTGTAGATTGGTACATTGCAGAAGCTAAAAAAGCTGGCTGCGACACAGGTATCTTTCTTGGAGACTGGCACCATAATCGTAATTCATTGAATATTACAACAATGGATTACAGTCTCAGAGCACTAGAAAAGCTTGGCAAAGCATTTGATCAATTCTTTTTCTTTCCAGGCAATCACGATCTGTATTACAAAGACAAACGTGATATCCATAGTGTAGAATTTGGCAAATATGTACCCGGGATTGAAATTATTCACAAGCCCACTACCACCGGCGATGTCACTATGTGTCCGTGGTTAGTAGGTGACGAGTGGAAAAAAATGGAAAAGGTCAAAAGCAGATATGTGTTTGGACACTTTGAATTACCGTTGTTCTACATGAATGCCATGGTACAGATGCCCGATCATGGTGAACTACAAGCCAGTCATTTTAAAAATCCTGAATATGTGTTTAGTGGACACTTCCATAAGCGCCAACACAAACAAAACATTGTCTACATTGGCAATGCATTCCCGCACAACTATGCAGACACATGGGACGATGACCGTGGTATGACTATTATGGAGTGGGGGGAAGCACCTGTTTATATTCCTTGGGTTGATCAACCTACATTTAGAACCATAAAACTCAGCGAACTGATTGACAAAGCTGACGAAATTATCAAACCTAAACAGCACCTCCGTGTGAGTTTAGACATTGATATCAGCTTTGAAGAAGCTAGTTTTATCAAAGAAAAATTTGTAGCAGATTACAATATAAGAGAACTCACACTTATTCCTGAAAAGAAAGAATTAGAAATTAACACTGACATCGATATTAAAAGTTTTGAAAGTGTTGATGAGATTGTCAGCAATCAACTAGTAAACATTCAAAATGGTACCTTTGACAGCAAAGTGTTACTAAACATTTACAATAGCCTATGATAAAAATAAAAGAATTAACAGTTAAGAATTTTATGAGTGTGGGCAATCACACTCAAGCTGTGGATTTTAGCAAAGAAAACATTACACTAGTTCTAGGAGAAAACCTAGACATGGGCGGAGACGATAGTGGTAGTCGTAACGGTACTGGCAAAACTACTATTGTCAATGCATTGAGCTTTGCCTTATATGGTACTGCGCTGACTAACATTAAGAAAGACAATTTGATCAATAAGATCAACGGTAAAAACATGTTAGTTACTCTTACCTTTGAAAAGAACGGTAACAGTTATCGGCTAGAGCGCGGCAGAAAACCAAATGTTATGAAGTTTTTTGTCAACGATTCTGAAATGGCAGCGGGAGAAACAGATGATTCGCAGGGCGACATGCGCGAAACACAACGAGACATTGATGATCTTGTTGGATTAAGTCACGACATGTTCAAACATATTGTTGCAAAAAGTATGGATCAAACAACAACAAGAAGACTGTGAAAAAATTGCCGATAGTATTATAGAACTACAGGCAGTTGACATTGAAAAAGAAATACAGCAACACAATAAACTTAAAGTTTATGAAGAATTAGCCACAAGGATTAAAAGCCTAAACAAAGAAAAGGCCACATTAGAAACTGCTGTGATACAAGCAGACAAACAGGTTAAGAAATACGAAAAAGAACTAGAACAGTTAAAAAATAAAACCTGTCATGCCTGCGAACAAGAGTTGCATACTCACAAACACGAAGAAATGACTGCCACTGCTGAAAAGAATCTAGCAGATGCCGTTACTTATTTGCAGGGCGTAGGCGACAGCTATGCCACAGTAGTTCAAGAACTAGAACAGATTGGTGACATTAATGGACGTCCCACTACCTACTACGAAACTATTGAGGAAGCACTCAAGCATCAAAATAATCTTGCCAGTTTAGAAACAGCTTTGGCTAATAGACAAAAAGAAACTGATCCTTATCAAGAACAAATTGACGATCTTAAAAATACTGCTATTCAAGAAATAAGTTGGGATAAGATTAACGAGTTTACTACACTTAAAGATCATCAAGAGTTTTTACTTAAATTATTGACCAACAAAGATAGCTTTATTCGTAAAAAGATCATAGATCAAAACCTTGCCTACTTGAATAATAGGCTTACGTACTATCTTGACAAGATGGGTTTACCGCATACTGTGGTATTTCAAAATGATTTGAATGTAGAAATCACACAGTTAGGACAAGACCTAGACTTTGACAACTTGAGTAGAGGTGAACGTAATAGACTTATCCTTGGCCTGTCATGGAGTTTCCGTGATGTGTGGGAAAGTCTATATCAAAACATTAATTTACTGTTTGTTGACGAGCTTATTGACAACGGTTTGGATGCTAGCGGTGTTGAAAATGCACTGGCAGTTCTTAAAAAGATGGGCAGAGAAAGACAAAAGAACATATTCCTTATCAGTCACAAGGACGAATTAATTGGTAGAGTTAATAATGTGTTAAAAGTTATTAAAGAAAACGGCTTTACCAGTTATGCTAACGATTTAGAAATAACGGAATGAATGAAGACGTACACAATCTGTTATTAAAAACGGTACATGCGTATTTTAAAAAGAACCAGGAATGGGAAAATAGACAGACTCATGTATCAGGTATAGAGGCACGACGATTATTAAGTGAAATAAGAAGGCTAGCATCAGTAAGACGAGACGAAATACAGGCAGTAAGAGCAGAAAAACCTAAAACAAAATCTCCAAAATATAGGCAATCAAATTTAAAAGATCAAAGTAATAAAGATGCTACATAACTGATGACGTGGTGTTATCAAAATCAAGTAGTAGAAGAAATCCCTGAAGGCTGTATCGGATTTGTTTACATTATTACTAATCTCAAAACTGGACAAAAGTACATAGGCAAGAAATTAGCTCAATTCAAACGTACTAAACCACCACTCAAAGGCAAAAAACTTAAAAGACGTAGCACAGTAGAAAGCGATTGGCGCGATTACTGGGGTTCATCAGACAGGCTGCAAGCAGACGTTACATCATTAGGTCCAGAAAACTTCACAAGAGAAATACTTTATCTTTGCAAAAGCAAGGCAGAAATGTCATATCTAGAGGCAAGAGAGCAGTTTGAACGTAGGGTTTTAGAAACTGACGAATACTATAACGGCATTATTAATGTTAGAGTAGGCGGTTCAAACATACTCAGGCAACGATTACTAGAACAATCACAGGCAAAATTAAACGGTTAACGCTCAGCGCAGGCTAATTTCGTGCGCCCAAATCCCTGGTGATGTCGCAGGGTAAGGAAATCTCTCGCCGTTGTGAGTACTCAGTAACTATCCTTTACAGGACGATGATCAGATATGCCTACATACAACTGATTTTACTGTTTAAGAATGATTTAACAGGCTAAAAGAGGGAGAAAAACCCGCGGCTATGCGTATGTTAGCGTATATTCATAGACCTGCCGTTGTGATAAAGACTCGTGTGACTGAACAATCTAGATAATATTTAAACTGCTTCGCAGAAATAAATCGTTGAGCGATAGCGAAAACGATAGTGAGCTCTAGCTCACTAATAATAAATAAAGAAACAAATCGGAAAATTACTATGAAAGTTTATGATATAATCTCTGAAGCAACTTTTGATGTGGCAAAATTGACGCAGCTTCCCGATGGAAAATGGACATGGGCTCTTCCTCCTGATGGATCTACTAAAATGGGTACCTTCCCTTCGAAAGAGGTAGCTATGAAATGGGGGAAAGAAAATCCTGATAAATTCCCACGCAAGATCGACAAAGGACCTCTCCCCGGAGTCGAAAAGTCAGATAAAACTGAACCAGGAAAATCAGATTCAACTAAAACTGAACCAACTAAAACTGAACCAGAAAAGAAACCTAAACCTGAAAAGAAAAAACGAAGGTTCCCAGGTAGTAGAAAAGAAAGACCCAGTGAGCGACTAAAACAATTAGCAAGAATATCACAAAATCCTAGATTTCTTGATAAGTGGACAGAAAATGTACTGAAAAAAACAGAACTGTTACGTCAAACTCCGTTATACAAAATAGCTGGAAGACTTACTCCGGTCTTCCTACCGGCCATGGAATGGATTGATGACATGGAAGCAATCCAGATAGCTCTAGATGAAGGATGGTTAGGGGACGAAACAGTAAACGCAGACGATGAAGCTAAATTTTTGAGAGAAGATGTTTCTACTATCTTTGTAAGTAAAATGATAAGCCAAAAAGGTGCACTTATGGCATTAGCCACTGCTGGACCTATGGTTTTGCGAGCATTTGCTCCTATCTTTGCAGCTTTTCCAGGTGCAGGATGGATTGCTGGCCTTTCTGCATTTGCAGCTAGTATAGCCATACCTTACATACTACAACAAGAAAACGTGCAAAGATGGATACTAGAAAATACTTTCTTTGCTTGGCTATACCCACTTGGACAACTTGTTGGCAGTGGTGGTGGCATGGTTACTAAATTTTTAAGTGGTACTAAACCTTTTGGAATAAAAACTGTCGGTAGCACAACGCCCCAAGACTGGAAAGAAATTAATCTTGCTGCAAGAAACAAAGTTGAAGCAGCTATAGGAGTAGAACCTGTTGACACACTAGACCTGCAGAGAAGAGCACAGCAAAGAAAAGCAGAAAGAAAAGCTGGTATTGTGCCGCCTAATTCAGGACAACCTAACAGTGGGTTCAACCGTATGCCAGGCACTGAACCGCCAGCAGAAGTAGTACCCACAACTGGCGATAGTAGTGTATCTGCTGATGATTTGTTAAGACAATTAAAGTAAAGGCAATTTAGAACTTTTAGTAGCTTCTATGTTGTCTTTAATAATTTGATTCATTATTTGGCGATCTTCATAGGTGTATGTGTGGAATAAATCTTCACTGCTTACACCTCCCCTCATATACCAACTTATTCTAAAAATCTCGTCTTTGATATTTTTAGTCTGTGCTTCTAGATCCTTAAGGTATGCTTCAAGGTCAGAATTCGGCATCCTTTGGAGCTTTAACCGAAAAAACTTGATTGGTCCATAGAAATTTCTACAGAATCTTCAGTACCGCAACTACCGCATTTAAGATTCTGTTTTGGCATAGACCAAATTTCTTTATTTTTTTCTAACTTTTCTTTGATCACAGAATACACAGATTTGTCTGTATTTTCTAACCATTCTTTGATCATTTCTTTATCTTCAACTAAACCATCTGGTGTTAGCACACTTTCGATGCTCATCATAAACAGTTCAACTTGTATTTCTGCAAGTCTCTGATAAATTTTATCAAGATGTTCTTGTTGTTTGTCCTGCGGTATATCATTAATTTGATACAACATTCGTTGAAGTTTAAAGTTTTCAACACCAAATTGTGTCATTTCTTCGTAGTTTAACGGACGCAGTTTCACTGTAATTTCCCCAATAGGAACAGATCCGTCATAGGTAATGTCATTGAAGTAAGCTACAACAGGTTTAAGATCAATGTCAAATTCATTGTCTGCGCCGCATGATTTGCAGACGTGAGCAATAGTCATTGCTTCGCCATATGTGGCAATTCGTATGGCCATAAGCAATGCGTCTACATCTAAACTAGGCATTTCTCTTGCATTTTTAATATAAGGGCAGCAGCTTTCTATAACTTTACTACTAGCTTCTCCGTTGAACAATGCATCAGGAGTTTTAAACAAAATTTCGTCCATGCCTGTCATGCCAAACACGGGTACATTGGTGTAGTCTCCCTGCAGGTTGCCAGATTTATAAAATAAACCCTTACTTGGCAAGGCAATGAAGATTTTTGGTTGTCTAAAATACTTCTGCAACGGATTAAATTGTGTCATTTTTGGTTCCGATAAATATATGAGTATTTATATACATAGTTTTTACTGGAAAAAAATATGGCTTTAGACCCACGAACTGATCCACCCATTTTAGAAAGTGCATTTTATAACGCTCTACGACAGTGGTCTAAAAGCGGTGGAGGCTTTGCCGGAGGCGGTGGAGGTGGCGGAGGTGGCGGAGGCGGTGGAGGCGGCCGCAACACATCTAATCAAATAACTCCTGGAATACCAGGTTCAGAAGCAGCAAAAAAAGCGTTTGACGATATAACTGGTGCAGCCACAGGCGCAGGCAAGGGTATTTTAGATCTTGCTGGAAAATTTACCACCGGCGGAGTAAAAGTTAGTGATATTAGTAAAAGTTTAAGTGTAAATTTAGACATGGCATCTGCCAGAGGCAGTAAACTAGCAACAGTATTAGGCATGGGTGCTGGTGCTATTGATGGCATGGTCAAGTACGTTGAAGAAGGCATTGATGTTTTTAGAGAATTAAGCAAAAGCGGCGCTGGCTTTAACAATGACGTTGTTGGTATGCGTATCAATGCTGCTAACACTAGAATGACACTTGAAGAATACGGAAGAACTGTTCAAGATGGCAGCAAATTTTTATCTGGATTAGGCGGGACTGTATCTAAAGGCGCACAAGTATTCACAAATTTTAGCAAGGCATTTTATGATTCTGGCGCAGCAGATGAATTACGAAATTTAGGATACAGCAACAAAGAAATCAACGACATACTGTTGACACAGATTACTTCCACTAAAATTAAAGATAAGATGTCAAAAGAATCTCTTGATAAAGAGATTGCTTCTGCAAAAAATCTTGCTCTCGAAATGGATGCTGTAGCTAAACTCACAGGCAAAAGTAGAAAAGAACAAGAAGACGAATTAAGAAAACGACAAGAAAATGGACAAGTACGAGCTGCTATTGAGCTTGCTGTTCAAACAGGCGGTGAAGGTGTAAGAAAAGCTTTTAATAGTTTAAGTGTAGCCAGTGAAATGGGCGGTGAAGATTTTAAGAAAATGCAAGAGCAAATCTTTGCTATGGAAAGACCTGCTGAAGAAATGAGAGAACAATTTAGCATGGCAGGCGGTGCAGCACAAAAATTAATGTTTGAAGCAGCCGCTGCTGCAAAGAAAGGCAATGAAGCAGAGGCTGCACGACTTACTAGAGAAGCCGCTGCTGCTTATGCACAATCACAAAACAGTAGAACAATATTAAGTATAGCTGCTCAAGGTGAACGCAGCGCAGTTGACGGAGTTGCTGCATCTCGTAGACTTAATGATGCATTAAAATCAGTTGCACAACAAAATAATCTTAATTTAGAAGACGATAAAGACAGATCAAAGGCGCTAGAGCTTGCAGGAGAAGCAATTAGAAAAGAACAAAATGCCAGATCTGGCGCTACAGCCGCTGCAATTGCAGCTGAAGGAAGAATGGCTGACGTAACTGCTGCAATTCAAAATCAATTAGTTAAACCACTTAATGACGAAGTTGGTAAGGCACTGTTAGGCTTTGCTGAAAAATTAAACGCATTAAACAAACAAGGCCCAACAGGTTTTAGAGGTACTGTTGAAAAAGAAATAAACGATCTTAAAGAGCAAATACAAAACGGTATTGCGGCAGTGCAAAGAAGAGAAGGACCAGCTACACAGTTTAGCAGCGAACAAACTAGAAATTTAAGAGATGCTCAAATAACTGCAATGAAAGAAGCAGTAGAGAGCCTGGCAGCTAAAGGCCAACGAGTTCCTAAAAAAGACGCTGACAGTATTAAAGATATTAGTGCTGCGTTAAGATCTCAAGAAGGAGAAAGAGTTTCTGCTGCCATTGAAAAAATGGCTAAAGAACAAAATACTACCAGTGAAAAATTGATTAAACAGGCAATAGAAAAGCCTGGTGGCGCCCAAGAATTAAAAGCACAGTTAGCTAAAATTCCAGAAATTGCCAGTACCGTTGGTGGTGTTGAAGCTGCTCGAACTGCAAGAGAAAGAGCAGCAGGAACAAGAAGAGCAGCAGAACAACGAGGAGCAGTTGTAGAAGGAGAACGTGACACGGATGTGATTGAAAATGCAAGTAAAGAGCTGATAGATTTTCTAAAAAGAGGCTGGGAAAGCATTAAAGAGATCAACGTCAATCAGGCCAGTCAGGTTAATATTAATAGAATGCAACAACAAGGTCCTGCTGCTCCAGCTGCGGGAGGAAGCGGAGGAACTCCAGTTGAGCAGAGAGCCAGCGGTGGCCCTGTAAAAGAAGGTGTGCCGTATTGGGTAGGTGAGGACGGTCCCGAACTGGTAGTACCAGAAGAACAAGGACAAGTTATAGCCACAGGCAAAGTAAATGATTTTGTCAATTCTATGTCTAAAAATGCTAGTTTAGACATGAGCAAAATTTCCAAAGACATATCTACAACTATTAGTTCGGTGTCGGGCGGAGGTGAAACTACTACTAGACGAGTTCAAAGTGATGACAGCAAAGCCGCACAAAAAGAACTTAATGCGGCCAGAGAACAATTTCAAATTGAAAAACAAGCACTCAGAGAAAAAATTAAAGAACAGCTAGGCCCCAATGCCAGTCGCGGAGACATTACCAAAGCAGCAATGGCTAGCGACGAAGGCAAGGCTATCTCTAAAAAGTACGAAGACGCATTTGCAGATCTAACTAAACGAGTTGATGCTGGTATTAAATATGAAACAGAGCGCAAAGAAGGTGCAGCAGAAGAAACTAAAAAGATTATTGAAAAAGAAATGGCAATGGTCAAAACGTCCAACGCCAAATTAAGTGAATTATACGAAGACTCTATTAGTGAAAAAGAAGAATCCACTGACAACGAAGTAAAAATAGATCGTGAAGGCAGAGAAAAAATATTAAAAGCTGCTGATCTGCACAAAGATATTATTGGTAAAAATATCAAAGGCATGACAGATGAAGCAGTTCAAGCTATGCTACCAGCAGGCGCAGCAATGGATGAGTTCTATGAAGACGCGGATGGAAATCTACAAAGTTGGGCCAATGATTCTGCTACAAAATTAAAAGCAATTATAGAAGACGAAAAGGCATTTAATCTAGCACAGGCTGAGTTTACAAATTTATCTAAAATGGTGCCAGCTTTTATAACAGATCTGTCAAACAGTGCTGATCAGTTACATTCTAGTGAAGACAATGAGCAGGCATTGACATCTGCAATAGACAATACAGGTAGTTAAAAGTTTAAATGCGTTAAATAGTAATATGAGTCGTCTTCTCGAACAAACTGAAACAATTGGTAGAAAACAAATTCGAGCAGTACAGGCTAATTCAAACAATGTCTACGAGAAAGCATAATGAGCTGGAAAAAATATTTTACACCGGTAACAGTTAATTCGCAGTCTAGATCTTCTAGTCCAATTGCCAACAGCAACAGTATGGGACCAGCGCGAAAGAATTATAACAGCTTCTTACCAGAAGTATATTCTGGAGCACCAAACAGAATCCATAGATACATGCAGTATGACAGCATGGACATGGACAGTGAAGTCAATGCCGCACTGGATATTCTAGCAGAATTTTGCAGCCAAAAGAACAGAGAAAATTCAACACCGTTTCACCTACACTTTAAAAGCAAGGCCACTAATAGTGAAATTGCTATATTAAGAGAATATCTACAACAATGGTGTAAGTTACAGCAATTTGAAACAAGAATATTCCGTATTGTGCGAAATGTTTTCAAATACGGGGATGCAATATTTGTAAGAGATCCAGAAAATAAAAAATGGGTTTACATTGATCCCAGCAAATTAGTTAAGATTATTGTCAACGAAAGCGAAGGCAAAGAGCCTGAACAGTATGTAATTAGAGATCTTAATCCTAACTTTTTTGATCTTGTAGTTACTACATTAAGTCCAAATAGTCCAAACACAGTCAGCAGAGGCACAAGCTATGCGGCGGGTAGCGCCAGCGCAGGCGGTATGGTAGGCACATACAATGCACCATCGTCTACTGGATCTAGATTCAATACTTTTGAAAATGAATTGGCCATTGATGCAAAACATGTAATTCATTTAAGTTTATCAGAAGGATTAGACAATAACTATCCATTTGGTAATAGTTTGTTAGAAACTATTTTTAAAGTATTCAAACAAAAAGAATTACTTGAAGATGCTATCTTAATCTATCGTATACAACGTGCTCCAGAAAGACGTATTTTTTACATTGACGTTGGTAACATGCCCAGTCATTTGGCCATGGGATTTGTTGAAAGGGTTAAAAATGAAATACATCAACGTAGGATACCTAGTGCTACTGGCGGTGGCGGCAATGTTGTTGATTCAGCGTATAATCCACTGTCAATTAACGAAGATTACTTCTTCCCAACCACCGCTGAAGGCAGAGGAAGTAAAGTTGAAACTCTACCAGGAGGAACGAATCTTGGTGAGATTGACGACTTAAAGTACTTTACTAACAAGTTATTCCGTGGTTTAAGAATTCCAAGTAGCTATCTGCCAACTGGTGCAGATGACAGCCAAGCGCAGTATAACGACGGGCGAGTTGGCACAGCATATATTCAAGAACTGCGTTTTAATGAATACTGCAAAAGACTACAGAGTCTAATGGCAGATATCTTTGATCAAGAATTTAAACTTTATCTCTATGATCGAGGTATTAACATTGATAATGCATTGTTTGAATTAAAATTTCAACCGCCGCAGAATTTTGCCAGCTATCGTCAGGCAGAGTTAGACAATCAACGTATCAATACTTACAATGCTATACAGCAGATTCCCTACGTTTCTAAACGATTTGCACTTAAACGATACCTTGGTTTGAGTGAAGAAGAAATGGCAGAAAACGAACGTCTATGGTCGGAAGAAAACGGAAAAGGTTCGTTGGCTTCAACAGACAGTTCTGGAGAACTACGTGGAGTAGGATTAAGTCAAGCTGGTATAGAAGCTGATGCAGCCGCTGCCACAGACACTGAAGCACCACCAGATATGGCGGGAGCAGCACCTCCGGGCGGTGCAGCCGCAGCACCTCCAACTGGTGCACCACCAACAAGTCCGCCAGCAGCATAAATATTGATATGATACTTCGAGAATTATTCTATCAAAATGCTGACGCCAAGTCAGTGGCCAACGATATGCGTTACGACGGCAATCGTGATTCTACATCTTTAAAAAGAAGTGATACTAGAAAGACTAGATTAACTCTTAAACAGATAAACGAATTAAGAAAGGCCAGCGAACAACATATTCTTGAGCAGGAAAAAGAGTTGAAATTTATAGAACAAATGTATAAAACTCCAACTCAAGCACCAGCTTGATATCAAAATTCCTAAAAATCACACCATTTAAAGCATATTATTACAATAATATGTAAATATATTTGACAGCCTTGCAAACATTAAGGAGATAAACATGACTGACCGAAGCAAGTTCGAGCAGATGCTCGAATATCTAATTTCCGAAGAGGAAGACAAAGCCAAAGAACTTTTCCATCAACTAGTCGTTGAGAAAAGCCGTGAAATCTACGAACAAATTTTGAGCGAAGATTTTAACGAAGCCAAAGAAGAAGACGACGAGGAAATGGACGAAGCTAAAGCGGAAGACGAAGACGACGAAGAACTCGACGAAGCATCTGCAGAAGATGACGAAGAAATGGACGAGAATTTTGGCTTTGCCGAAGCCGACGATGAAGAAGAAGGTGGAGACATTGGTGGCGACGCTACAGATGACTTCATGAGCGACATCGACAGCGAAGAAGGCGAAGAAGATGACATGGGCGGCGAAGGCGATATTGAAGATCGTGTAGTTGACCTAGAAGACGCACTTGACGACCTCAAAGCTGAGTTTGAAAAACTAATGGGCAGCGAAGAAGGTGAAGAAGGCATGGACGGCATGGACGACATGGGCGGTGACGACATGGGCGGTGACGACATGGGCATGGACGACGAAGAAAGTCCAATGAAGGACAGCTTTTCAGTAAGCGACAACTTCATGCGTGAGTACATTGAAAAAGTTGCAAACCCAAAAGGTGGTGATGACGGTGTTAACACCAAGTCTCCATTAGCTGGTAAGAATGATATGGGCGGTACAACTGCTAATATCGCAAAAGGTGGTGAAGCTAAAGGCGAAGGTACAAAGGGCGGTTTACTCAATCCTAGTACTAAAGAAGAAAACTTTGGTAACATCAACGTTCCTGGCGGAAATGCTGGTAAAACAGCTTTCAAGAAAAAGGAACCAGGCCACGGCGCTGAGAAGAAGGGCGCGGCCGAAAGTGGTGCTGACACAAACAGTCCACTAAATGGTGCTCCAAAAAGAGCAAAATAAGGTTAAGTAGATGAATTATCTTCGTGAAAACCTGAGTTTTGATCAAGCAAGAATGGTCGTTGAATCCGACGGCCATGACGGCAAAAACCTTTATATGAAAGGAATTTGCATTCAAGGCGGCGTTAGGAATCAAAATCAGCGTGTTTATCCTGTTAATGAAATCGGAAGAGCTGTCAAAACGCTTAACGACCAAATTACTGGTGGATACTCAGTTTTAGGCGAAGTAGATCATCCAGATGACCTACGAATCAACCTAGACCGTGTAAGCCATATGATCACAGAAATGTGGATGGATGGCCCTAACGGTTATGGCAAACTTAAAATCCTTCCAACACCTATGGGGCAACTCGTTAAGGCTATGTTGGAAAGTGGCGTTAAGTTAGGAGTTAGTAGTCGCGGATCCGGAAACGTCAAAGAAGACGGCTCCGGTGAAGTGAGCGATTTTGAGATTATTACAGTAGATGTGGTAGCTCAACCCAGTGCTCCGGGAGCGTATCCTACACCAATCTATGAACACCTTATGAATAATAAGGGAGGTTATAGCAGCCTTCGCATAGCAAAGGAAGTGCAGGAAGATCCCAAGGCGCAAAAATATCTTAAAGAAAGCCTATTGAAAATTATAGGTGGACTCCAATAAAGAGGAGAATCACATGTTGGAAGCACTAAAATCTTTGTTTGAAAACAATGTGATTTCTGAAGAGATCAAAGAGTCTATTGAGAAAGCTTGGGACGCTCGTATCAACGAGAACCGTGCTCAAGTAACTCAAGAACTACGCGAAGAATTTGCACAACGCTACGAGCATGACAAACAAGTCATGGTTGAAGCAATTGATCGCATGTTGGGTGACCAACTACGCGAAGAGATTGCACAGTTTGTTGAAGATCGAGATCAACTAGCTGAAGCAAAAGCAAAAGTCGTTGCCAAGTCTAAAAAAGATGCTGAAAAAATGAAGGAATTCATTGTGCGTCAATTGGCTACTGAAGTTAAAGATCTACATGAAGATCAGAAACAAATGGCAGACAAGTTTATTAAACTTGAAAGATTCGTAGTTGAGGCTCTAGCTCAGGAAATTGCAGAGTTCCATACAGACAAGCAAGAGCTTGCGGAAACCAAAGTACGTTTGATCCGTGAAGGTAAACAGGCCTTTACAAAAGTCAAGCAAGAATTCATTCAACGTGCAGCTAAATTGGTAGAATCTACAGTTGAGAAAACTCTTACAACAGAGATTGGTCAACTAAAAGAAGACATCGAAACAGCTCGCAGAGCCGACTTCGGTCGTAAGTTATTTGAAGCATTTGCTAACGAATATCAAACAAGTTATTTGTCAGAGAAATCTGAAACAGCTAAATTGCTCAAGGTTATAAACCAGAAAGAGTTGGAAGTTGCAACAGCTAAAAATGATGCAGCACAAGCTAGACAACTCGCAGAAAGCAAAGAACACAAAATTAAGGCACTCGTGGAGAGTCAAGAACGTCAACACGTTATGAATGAGCTTATTGCTCCGTTAAACGGAAGTCAAAAGCAGATCATGACAGAGTTACTTGAGAGTGTACAAACTACAAAACTAAAATCTAGTTTTGAAAAGTACCTTCCAGCGGTAATCGCTGGTGAAGCACCACAAAAACGTAAGGCACTAGTAGAGGCAAAGGAAGTAACAGGAAATAAAATTCCTAACAGCGCAAGTAGTAGCGAGACTGACAGCAATATTATTGACATCAGAAAACTCGCAGGTTTAAAAATTTAAGGAGAACATTTAAATGTCTGAACTACTAACAAGCCGTTGGAACGAGACCAAGGAAGCCCTATTAGAAGGCCTACAAGGCACCCGTAAATCAACAATGGCTGTAACTTTAGAAAACACTCGCAAGTATCTTGCAGAAAGTGCCACTGCTGGTGCTACTTCTGCTGGTAACGTTGCCACACTTAACCGCGTGATTCTACCAGTAATCCGTCGTGTTATGCCAACCGTTATTGCTAACGAGTTAGTTGGTGTACAACCAATGACTGGACCAGTTGGTCAAATCCATACTCTACGTGTTCGCTATGCTGACACATCCAGTGGAGCAGGAGTTGTAGCTGGTGAAGAAGCATTCAGCCCATTCAAGATCGCTGAAGCTTATTCTGGTAATGCCAGCAGCGGCAACCCAAAGGCAGCTACTACAGCCGCTCTAGAAGGTGCAGCAGGCAACAGAATGAGCATTCAAATCTTGAAACAAACCGTCGAAGCGAAGACACGTAAGTTAAGCGCAAGATGGACTTTCGAGGCTGCACAAGATGCACAAGCCCAACAAGGTATTGACATCGAAGCAGAAATCATGGCTGCTCTAGCACAAGAAATCACTGCTGAAATCGATCAAGAAGTTCTTGGTTCATTAAGCACATTGGCTGGTACAGCTACAGAAACATACGACCAAAGCGCAGTATCTGGTACTGCTACATTCGTTGGCGACGAACACGCTGCTTTAGCTGTTCAGATCAACCGTGTTGCTAACTTGATCGCTCAGCGTACACGTCGTGGTGCTGGTAACTGGGCCGTAGTAAGCCCAACAGCATTGACAATTCTTCAAAGTGCTACAACTAGTGCGTTTGCTCGTACTACAGAAGGCACATTCGAAGCTCCAACAAACACCAAGTTTGTTGGTACATTGAACAATGCTATGAAGATCTATGTAAACACATATGCAACATCTGATGATGTTCTTATTGGTTACAAAGGTTCCAGCGAAAGCGATGCAGCAGCATTCTATTGCCCATACGTTCCATTGATGAGCAGTGGTGTTGTACTAGATCCATCAACATTTGAACCAGTCGTATCATTCATGACACGTTACGGTTATGTTGAATTGACAAACACAGCGTCATCTTTAGGTAACGCTGCTGACTACCTAGGTAAAGTTGGTATCACAACAGCTAAAGTTAAATTTAGCTAATCAACCAAAGGTTGTTAAAAACAAAAAAGGCTCTTCGGAGCCTTTTTTCATATCTGCTAAATACATAGTACGACTTACACAGGGTAAGTTTTATGCGGAAATCCAACCGCGTACAGCCTAGAACGCTGTTTTTCTTAAGGAGAAATTAAATGGGACGTCCTCTAAATAAAAAATATTTTGGTAATACGAATGATCCGCAAATTGGCGGAGAAGGTGTAGCAAGTGTAACAATTGCTGCTCCAATCGCAGCCAGCATGAATACTGGCGCAACTGCTGTATTCAGCGCACCTCAACTTCCAGGTGGCGTAACTGCTACCGGTACTGTAACTATTGATGGTGCCGGCGACATTGCAGCTATTGTTATGACTAATGCAGGTTCTGGGTATACCGCAGTTCCAACAATTACTGTAACTGATACAGTAGGTGGTGGTGGCGAATCCACAGTATTAACAAGCGGTGCAGGCGGAGTAACCGTTGCACTTACAGCAGTTAAAACAAATGCAATTACAATGACAGGTCGTGTTGTGGCAGGTTCTACTGTTGCGCTTGATGTTGTTAAACAAACTGGTAGCCGTCGTTATCTAGTAACTGATGGTACTAACACTGGCGTTGTTGCATTAGTAAGCGAAGCTGTTGATGCGGCAGGCGAAGCACAAATTGTTGCTACTGACAGCAACAACGGAACTTATTACGTAACTAAATTAACAGCACATAGAGCAGTTATTGTTCCAGGAACAGGAACACAATTTCCTCTAGTTGGTGGAAATCCACAGTCAGTGCCATGGGTTTTAGATACAGCAGTGTTAGATACTTCTGTTAAGATTCCTAATGCCTAAATAATAGGAAATAGATAATGTCTGTTAAAATTGTTAAAGTTCAAAGTGGTGACTACAAACTGGTAGTAGGTTCTGTAAATCCGCAGACTGGAATTCCATCTGCGGGTAATATTACGTTTGATACTAACCCAACAGGACAGGTAGGAGACGGAAAGGTCACTATTAAAGGTGACCTTGAAGTACTAGGAACAACTACCACAGTTAACACTGAAACTGTAACAATTGAAGACAACATTCTCGATTTAAATTTTGGATGGAATGGTAGGTTCAGATAAAGTTGTTAGAATTGTTGACAGTGGTCCTTACGAACAGAGAGTATTAGACTATAGTAAATTGTTTACTGTACTGACAATTTCAATAACCGGAAGACTTTCTAATATTGCAACTATTACAACTACCACAGCACACAATCTGATTCCAGGAAATATCATAGACGTATTCTGTACCAGCAATGCCAGCTTTAATGGATCGTTCGTTACTGTTTCAAGCACTCCAACACCAACGTCGTTTACCTATTCTAACTCTGGATTTGATGTTACCGCAGGCCCTTCAGGTAGTGCCACCGGTACTGTTAAAGTTAATGCTGTTCGAGACGCTAATATTATTCCTAATATGAGAGCTGTTGCAGACTATGCGTTCAGTTCGTTGTCTTCGTATGTTTCAAATAGAATTCAAGAGAATGACACTAAAGTTCAAACTTATGACTTTGATACCAGTGGTGTAAGTAAAATTTCTTTTGAAGTTGATGGTACACAGAAAGCATTCATTGATAATTTTGGTATGACTTTTGGAAATATTCAAATTACTACCAACGGTATTAGTAATATTTCCAATGATAATATTATTATTGACAACGTACTCAATATTCAAAACAGAGTTAGTACTCCGAGTACACCAGTAGGTTATGTTAAATTGTATTCAAAAAATGCGCCAGGCAACGGAGGCACAGGTTTATTTTTTGTAAATACTACAGGAACAAATGATGAATTGATAAGCAAGACAAGAGCCTTGCTTATTTCATTGATAATATAAGGACAAGAAATGTCAATTTCAAGCACGTTATTAAGTAATACACCCGTAGCTATAAGTCCTAGTCTTTCTCAAGATGCTGCAATCACTGTGATGTTTTTTTGTAATCAGAATA